GCAGGGTTCGAAAACCCGATGTTGACATTGATGGTTTCGGCGTAGAGCTTGGTGACGATCGTGATGTTCGCGCTCAAGGTGGTCGTGGATGCCAGATTGTCATCACGGGACAGAGTCGCCCTGATGTCGCTCACCTCGTCGTTAGATGAGCCTTGGCTTCCCATGAGGGCAGCTTGTAGCTGTCCTGTCACGCTGCTTTCGATCAACTGCGCGTCGCGCTCGTCGATAAAACCAGTCTTTGGGTCTGCCCTGAAATCGTCACAAGCGAAATCGGTGAAGGCCGCTACCGCAATAGTGGCCGCTCGATCGACTACGCGGACATTCATCACGCGCGAATAATCCGACGTTGCAGTCGCTAGCGTGCGGCCACGGGTGAAGTAGTAGCCCCCTCGCCCCTGCCAAGTCCGCATCGTCACGATGCGAGCAATGTCGAGCGCCGGCGTGGCGAATTCGTCACGGTAGAGGCTGATAATATTCGGGACCGGCCCGAGCTTGATCTTTCCCGGATGCTCGGACAACTTCGAAGCCCCGAGCCGTGCTGTGTAGGCCCATGCACAGTTACGGCGCAGCGCCAGACCGGTCAGTGGGGATGACATGAGGGCGTCGCCGGCGCATGCCGTAACCCTGCCATCGGTGCTGGCGACCGCCGCCCAAGCTGCGGCAACGACTGAGTCGGTGTCTGCAGTGTCGACAACGATCGTGCCCGATGGGCAGGTCAGGGTCCCAAGCGTGGGATTCTCGACGACGGCGAAGAGATATTGCTGGTTCACAGCTGCCGCTTGCATGAGGCCATCCACGCCGGCTTCCAGCGTAACTGCATTTGCCGTAGAAGACGGCGTTCCAACGACGTGCACAGCTTCCCACTGATTCGGATCTGCCGTCAGAGCATTGATTGCAGTCTCGACGGATCCTACGCTGGAGCTCGGGGGTACACACATGGTGGTGTACAAGTCGTTCAGAACATAGGTGTCTGAGCTGAACGCCAGCACGATCCCGCTCCCAGGTATCACAAAGCTGGCAGCCGTGAGCGCCGGGCTGGAGAAATTGCCCTGGACGGCTCCCTGACTGTCCTCGTGGTAGCCGAGAGCATAACTGAATTGTGCTGTGCCACGCGCGCCTCCAGTCGTGATCCTGACGGCGACCTGATAAGCGTCGAGCGGACTCGACACCTGGGTTATAGTGTCGGGGCCTCCGGATGGCACGGACGCACTCACTACGCCCGTCGTCGGGATCGTATAGACGTCGCCAGAACGATAACTGCCAGCCGCGAACGTCAGAGTCGTGAATGTTCCCGGAACTCGATAGGCCCACGAAGTGCCGACGCTTGTGACAGGAGCGCCGTAGGCCCCGCCGTTGACAGAGAACTGGAAGCAAGCCGTTCCAACCGCACCGCTCGTCGAGCACTTAACCTTGATCTGTTGGAAGGGTGCCAAGGTCGCTGTCACGACAGCCACCGACGTGCCCACCAGAGTAAGCGGCGAAGTAATGACTCCAGCGGAGTCGATCGTCGTAGGGCACACGTAGAGGGGCGCCTTAGCAACGGTCAAAAACTGCATCGCGGCCTCAAGTAGAGGACCGCCCACCAGCGCGGCCTTAGCCGCAGTAGTGCCGCCCAGAGCATAGACTCGTCCTGGAGTGCCACCGACGCTCGGACCGACTTTTGCCTGTGCGCGCCCGGCGCCGGCCGCGACGATGCCAAGCCCGCCGTCTACGAAGTTCAGGTTGACAGATGGTAAATTCATGGATTCTCCTCATTCATGGACGGCGATCGTCACGGTTATCGGGTCGATCCCGGTTGCGGTGAAAGTGGGGTTGTCTTCGCGGAGCAGTGGTATCTTGAGAGTGATGGTCAGCTCGCACGACATGCCGATCCCATCGCGCCCCGACGGGAACCAAGTCACCGATGGGTTCTCGTAGCCATTAGCGCCTAGCTTGCGCTGTATTGCATTGATGACACCGGCGAGCAGAGATTCTGTCTCATCAGTCTCATGCTGACCGGCGCGTGTCGCAGCTTGGGCTGGGGTGTCGGCATCGCTCACCCAATCGGGCTCGCTCGCGTCGCCACCGAAGATCAAAAATGACATTTCTATAGGGCGAACCCAGAGAGTGCCTGGGCTTCCAGGTTTCCCCTGCAGCCGCGATGCCTCCCAGGTATTCTCCTTGATCGGCATCCAGTAGATTGAGCGTGGGGCGGCATTTGCGGCGTCGTCCGATGGGCCGAACATGTTGACGTCGACATTGTCGGCCCAATAATTGGACTTGACCTCGGCGAGTATGTCGCCAACGACAGCGCTCAGGGGAACTGGGGCTAGCCTCATTGAGCTACCCCTTTCTTAAGAAAGCGCTTGAGCAGCCCATTGCTCTCACGTGAAATCATCGCATGCCATGTTTTCGGCAGAAGGGACGAATCAGGGAGCATCATCCGCTGTGGAATCGTGATCCCTTGCGCGTAAGTACGGCGATAAGCATGCTGTCGCACCGAAATTCCTTGCGACAACAATTTGGAGCGTTGGCTCTTGCTGACAAATCTGTTGCGCCCAGAGAGCCTAGCTTCGAACGTTATCGCGCCCGCAAGTCGAGAATGCGGATTTATATGAGCGCCATGCTGATGCACTGCCGCATATCCGGTAGCAATAGTAACTCCGCATTGGTTCCCATGCCAAAACGGGGCCGTGCTGTTGCGCATGCGCGCGGTATCGGTGAGAATCTGGTGCCCACGCGACTTGAGCCCGCGTTTTTCGCGCGCGATACGCGCTCGGTGATCCCGACTACGCTCACGCGCCAGAGGCTTCCATGGGAGCCCATACGAGTCGCGCTCGTTGCGGAAGCAATCCACTGTTAGCTTCATTCCGCCAACGGAAATTAGTTGGGCTAGGCGCGGAAGATGCGAATTGGCTTGGAGCTCTGCAAGTATGAACTTCTGGCGTTTAAGATTCGGCTTGTCGTACTTCACGCCCCCTGTAATTCCCGAGCCGCTAAGAATCGTAGACGCCATTACGATCTCCCCTGGAATGCGCCGCCACAATGTCCATCAGGGACAAAGTATCCACGGGAACGATAGGACGAAACTTGCACCGTTCCGGCCCCCGAGACATCCCCAGGAAACGAAGCTGGAGACGAATCAGTCACATCTGGGGTGGCCTTCTCGTTGGAGATATCGATGAGCCAGTGGATGGCTTCGTCGTAACTCGCCTTGATTTGTTCGTCAGACGACCGAGCGGAATTGAATCCACGGACCTTAATGATCCCATACACGGCAATGGCCGCGCACGCACCAGTAAGATCCGATCCCCAGGCCAACAAGGGCAGCGTGAACCGAGAGCGGAGGTAACTGTCGATCATATCGCTGGCGACCGCAATGTTGGCCTGGAGGATCGAAGCATCGATATTGGCAAGCGCCTCGGCCCTAACCCCGTACAGGGCCAGGTCGGCGCTCGCGCAATATGAAGGAGCAACTCTAGCCATAGTCAGGCCTTCTTGTGCTCCGAAAATTTCTTGTTGGATTTCGCTGGCGCCGTAGCAGCATCCAGATCGGCCTCGAGCGTGGCAATCTTCTCTGCAAGCTTATTCCCAGTGGCTTCCCATTGCGCCACGGCTGCTTGCTCGACTGCCAGTTCGGAATTGAGGCGAGCTATTTCCTTCTCGGCAAGATTCGCCCGAGTCGTCATCGCGGCAAGAGAGCTTTGCAACTCTGCGATCTGGGATTGTAGCGCTTCGGCCTCTTCGAGATTCGCCCCAATCGGACGAACCATTAGGATTTTGTCCGCTTTGATCTGCGCCAATGAGATTCGGCCAAGACGCACAGGGTCCGGATATAGATGGGGCACGCCGTCTTTATCGACGCTCTTCAGCATGGGATCGTCGTCCTGCTCAAGGACTTCGATGATGACTTCCTGTCCGCTCGGCCAGGAGCGCTTTGCTCTATGGCAGTTCGGATGGCCGAGCCCGCTCCTATCAAGCGCCGTAACGCTGTATCTCGTAGACATATCGTAAGTTCCCTCCGTGAGACAGCATTCAGAAGAGGCCGGCTGTACTGGAGGGAATGCCTCCTCCAGTACAGCCTGATGGATGTCGTTACGCCGGAGCGAGGCGGACGGCCGTCCAGGGCAGTGCGTACCCAGCGGCCCCGAGCGCATCCACCCCGTAGGTGAATTTATTCTCGTCGAAGACTTTCGGATCTTCCGGGTTGATACGCGCGACAAGCCGCGCCGGTTGTGCGTTTTGCCAAATAAATGGCTTCAACGAACGCTTTGTGCAGAGTGCGTACCCGGCGGCGGTATCAGTGGTCAGCCACGGCGAACAAATCACCGTGATCGAGCCCTGATAGATGTTCGTCGGGGCGGCGGCAGCCACGTTCTGATCCCCGGCAACGTTCTTCACGGTCGCCACGATGGTCGCAGCGTTCGCGATCGTGAGAGCGGCGTCCAATAGGTCTGGCCCAACCAACAAAGTGTCGGGAACGGCGTTGAGAGGCTTGCCGCCGTCGTCCTTGAACTTCATCATGGCGGCCTTCGCCTTCGCCCAGGCCCCGCGAGCATCTAGGGCGAGATTGTAAGAGGCTCCGACGAGGTTGTTGCTGTAGTAGCCCAACGACACATCGTCGGGATTCACAGGGTGGTCAGTATCGAAGAAATACTGTCCATCCCAGCAAGCCGAAGTGGACCCAGCGGATACGACCTTGGCGATCTCTTGATCTTGGAGCGTCTTGGCTGCAGTCGCCAGATTCTCCACGACGGCCCCGAAAAAGCCGTACTGGTCGAATTGGATATCGATTCTGTCAAGCTCGACCGTGCGCTCGAAAGGAATGTTCGTCAGCGAGTAGGAACGTCCGACGGCGTCCACCGCCTGCCGGGAGCCTTCCCACCTTCGCATCCCACCGAACTGAGCGAGCCATCCGTAGACCGTCTGCTTGGTTTTGGAAGGCATTTCGCTGGCGAAGGCTGGCCAGAAGACCTCGGTGGTCCGAAACATGGCGTTGAATTGCGCATTGTACTGCTGAAACAGCAACTTGAGATTGGATGGGGTGATGTCCATGGTTGTTTTCCTTTGGTGAACTTTGGGTTACACGGTTCTGAGCGCGCTGATATATACTTCGCACGCGCACGAGGCGCCGCTTCCGCCCTTGACACCTGAGAGCCGCAGAGTCGCCCCTGCCGCTACCGCCTGATAGGTCGTGTCCAGGCTCGCGCAACGCACGATCGCCCCAGCCGCAAGGCTGGCCACGCTCATCGCGTCCGTGATGTAGTTGGTGCTGGTGCCGTTGATCAGCCTGACCGTATCGCCCGTTCCACCGGTGGTCCCAGTCTTGACGACAGTGACGCCGGTGATTTCGAGCGCGCCGTAGGTCGCATCGAGCACCAAATCCGTGGTCCCAGTCGTGTCGCCAGCCTTCACCATCTTGAGCGTGACGGGAATGAGCGCCACGCCCGTGTCGGCCGTGGTTGCTACCCGGCGAGCGTCGATATTCTCGGCGAGGGCCGCTTCGACATTCGCCGCCGTGAACTTCGCCGCCGTGTCGTAGATCCCGATGTAGCTCGCGCCACCCGGAGTCGTGGTGAGAATGAGCTTGGCCCAAATCTCGGCCAACACCGCTTCAACGTTGGCACCCGAGAAATAGCCAGCGGTATCGAAGACCCCCACATAGCTCGCGCCACCTGGAGTCGTGGTCTTGATGAGCTTGCCCCAGATTTCGGCCAGGACAGCCTCAACGGTCGTGGTTGAGAAGTAGTTGAGCGTGTCGAAAACACCAACGAGGCTTGCGCCTCCCGGAGTCGTGGTCAAAGCCAGCGCCACAGACACAGCTTCGCGTGCGGCGATTTCGGCTGCGAGGGAAGTCCCGTTCACGCTGCCGACCTGCACCCAGACGAAATTGGAATCCCGTCGAATGACAGTCCCGGCGACCGATCGGGTCGCGGTCCCATCGCTGTGAGCGACCTGGTCGTCGTCGACAATAAAGCAGGGTTTGCCGACATCCGCCGCAACTACCGGGTCAGAAGAGTAGTTAGTGAAGCGGAAAGTCCCGGCCCGCACGCGCGCGTTGAGATCGCCCGCGCTTCCGGCGCTGTTGTTCATCGTGCCTTCCATCACGTCGCCAGAGAAGTCGAAGATGCCGACCGCTACGAGGCCGGTCGCCACGTAGCCAGGGCGGACGTTGCCGCTGCCATCCAGGACGGCGAGCCCGCCTTGATAGGCGGTAACGACGGCCATTGGGTAGTAGCGAAGGTTCGGATCCGTGTCGGACTGTCTGATGTTTGGTGCGCTGAGTGCCATGATGATGTCCTCGTGATTTGGTAAAAGTTAGGCGCGCGGAGCGCCGGGAATCTGCTGGGCGTCGAGACGCAATGCCTTGAACTTTTCGACGCCACCGAAGGCGCCCGCGCAATTGGCGGCGATGGCAAGCGCCATCGGGTCAACGGCTTCAGCCGGCGTAGGCTGAGTCGGGGACTTGAGCTGCACGATCGGGCCGGGCATAGCGTTCAGCCGTCCATTGAGCCATTTGAGAGCCTTCTCGGTGCCGAGCTCTGCCTTGAGGGCGATCAGGCTTTCCTTCTCGAAGGGCGGGATCTTGCCATCCACGATCGCCTTCTCCAGGGTCGAGGAGAACTCTCTCTCGGCAAGTGCCTTGGCGGTTTCAGCCTGGGTCGCCTTGAGCGATACCAGTTCCTTGGCCTGCGCAACCAGCGACGTCAGAGCTCCGCTTGCTTCGAGCAGGTCTGTCTTGCCCGTGAGTGCCAGCACAGTCGACTTGAGCGACTTCAACGCTTTGGCCTCTTCAGCCGCATCGTCCTGGCCGTCGGTCCCGGCATCATGCTCGTCAGATTCCTCTTTCGCCCAGTCCTCGAATGACTTGCCAGTGAGCTTCGCGACCGTTGCGGACATCTTCCCGCAGAGTGCCTTGAATTCGTCACGGGCCTTTTCGGCATCGGCGAGCTTCGCGCCCAGTTCTTTCAATTGAGTTTCATCCATGATGGGTTCCTTGTTTGTGGTTGCGGAACTAGCCGCTACCAGCGGCTCAAGTCCATAGGTCGCTGGCAGATTCGTCAGCGCGACGTTGATCAGGTATTCAATGTGGTTGCCTGGAGTGGGGGTCCCGTGCTCGTCCACGGTAGGCATAAACGCCGGCGAGTAGAGCCGGTATTGGCCCTGCTCGATCTCGGCCTGCGCATCGGATGTCCAATGCACGTCGGTTGCCCATAATTCAGGGCGGCCAGTCGAGTCCGAGCGGATTTCAGGCACGAACTCCGTGATCGACGCAGGAGCCTTGATCGGAGGCTGAGATAGGCTTTGATGTTCGTAGTCGCCCATGTAAGGGACGCCCTGCTTTATGTACCGCGCCATCGTCGATGCGGCCGACTCCTCGTCGAAGATGAAATCGCCCTTGGCAGTGGCGTTTACGCCATATCTGAATAGCCTAAATTCAGATGGCGCTTGTCGTTTTTGCCCCTCGGTGGGCGCGTCGAAGGCGGCCGACGAATACGTCGCTAGCGCAACAATTCGGCTGCGCTGATCCTCGTGCTTCTTGTGCTCACCCACGAACGACAGATTGCCAAATTGTCGCAACTTTGTAAACTAGTTTGACTACTTGTCATAAAGAAAGGAGACAATTTGTCACAAATAATAGTGTGCAAATACTTGGCGCTGTGGTAGGCTTGCCCTCTGGCCATGAAGCAAAAAACCACAGTCGTTATTCCCGCCGAACATCAAGCCCGTATCAGGGCGCTTATCGACAAAGTCGGGGCTAGTCAAGCATCAGATTTTTTGATGATCAGCTTGCAGACGATGAAATTCGCATGCGGCGGTATCCCTGTGCATCGTGGAACTTCGGCTTGGATTGAGAAGCAGATCCTCCAGCGCGACAAGGACGGGAAGGCCCCATGATCCCTGCTGGCGTTAAAGACCTCACTGGGGAACGGTTCGGTAGGCTACACGTCGTGGCATATGCCGGCCGACGTGCGAGTGGAAAGCAATTCCATACAATATGGCTATGCCAATGCGCATGCGGCCACGAAAGCTTCGTGGCAGGCCTAAACCTTCAATCCGGCAGTACTAGATCATGTGGATGCCTGGCCCGTGAATCCGCAAGTAAACGCGCAAGGGCTCGTTGGGTAAAGCAGAGATAGCGGCGCGCATCCAGAGCTACAAGCCAAATCGAATTTTCCGCAACAATAAGAACAGAGAGAGGACCACATGCGCGAGACCATCGCAAACAACATTCTTCCCCCCCTGCTTCCAGAAGGATTGGAGGCAGGGCTCGAATTTAGCCTACAAGTACTGCCGCAGAAACAAATAATGCTCTTGCCGCCAGAGAAAATTAGGACTCTGGATGACGGGAAACAGGAAGCCTTCCTGGCTGAACGTTGGGTTACCCCGCCATCGGGCATCGATCTACACCCGATGGACCGCCCGCTTCCACCCGAGAAATGCGACGTGGCGATTGTCGTTGGGGCAATCGTGGAAGACGTTAATCAGGCATCCATCATAACTCACGACGGCAAGCGGCGCGTTCAAATCTCTGCCAAACCAATGGCGACCCTCTTCCGCTTGCCGCTGGTTGCGTGGCAATGCGAGCACATTGGCGCTTTACGTAGCGGCTAGCGGTTCAGACGTTCTTCGAGCGCCGATTTCAGCTCTGGATCGAAGGAGCTTAGATCGGGCTCCCAGTCCTTACCGATGGCCGATGGTATGCCTCCGAAGTCATCGTCGTCGAGCTGCACGTCAGGCCCGGCGTCGTCGATACCTTCTTCGGCGGCCTCTTCTGGCGAGAGTGGGGTTTTGATACACCGGCATCGGTAGTGCAGCAACGGCGTATGGGTAGCCCACCACGGGTCGTCTGCGGGTAGGACCGTTCCACCGCAGTCCGCGCATTCGTCGCACTCGCGATCGCTGGGAACATCGTCGAATCGGCAATAGGGTCGAGCCTCCCGCACGGCTGGCGCACTCATAACAGCCTCACGGCCCTGGGCGTAGCTCTCTAACACGTTGGTCCTAAAGATATTTTCGATTCTGTCAGGGTTCTCGCCGCCCCATGCCTCTACCAGATCAGCTGAGATCGAGTCCTTGAAATCGTCGAGTGTGGTCCCGTCTTCGACGGCGCTATCAATACCGTCAAGCACCTGTTGCAGAACACGCATCTCGGTCACCTCGGATACCGTGAATGCGTTCTCTCGTTCGGCCGCACCCAAAGCGTCCCATTCCTCGCGTGGCATCGGGACACGACGTTTCACCGAAGCGATTGCCTCGTCGTACTTCTCAACTGGGGCTATCTTCATGCCGGCCATGCGCCCTCCCCACTACGGCTTGAACACGTGCCCAAGGACATCAGCGCGACCCTGCAGATGGGCCATGATGTTCACCCTCTCGACGATCTTAGCTAAGCCATCGGCCGAGACGCCCTTGCGTCGAGCCTGATGGACGATGAGCCGTTTGATATCCTCAAAGCTCTGGGCCTGATTGATTGAGGCGAGAGTCTCCTCGATCAACGGGGTCAGCGCCTGTGCTGCCTGCCGTGCAGATCGAGCAGCTACGGCGTCTGAGTAGTGCGCCTGTCGCTTGGCCGGCACGGTCCCCGCCTTGAGCGCCACAAGCGCTCGTGGAGTCGCCCCGAGCTTGACCTCGGTAGAGGTGTCGTCCTTCTTGTCCTCCTTGCCAGAGGTCATGGCGCCCGCGATCTTGTCGGCCGTCCCATCGGATATTCCAGTGGTCGGCTTGGCCTCTCCTGGCTGTCCTGGAGCTACGGGTTGGGCTGGCATGCGCGCCATCTTCTCGGCCAGGGCATCGCCTTCGAGGGTCGGCACTCCATGCGCTTCTAGGATTGCCCCGACGTCCACGTCGGGGGGGGAAATCTGCATTGCCCGCATCAAGGTGAGTAGCTGGGTAGCCTCGTCGACAGGATCCAAGGCCGCTTCTATCTCAGGGCGCGGATACGGCGCCAAGTCAGCGTTGCCATAGTTGTAGAGCGCCCACCAGCTCAAGATTTGTTCTCGAGCTGCTTTGTAGAAATGCGCATCTCTGCGTTTGACGTCGCCACGAATTCCCTCGTGCACCTTCGAGGCCGCTAGCGACCCACCCTGAACCTCTGTCGTGAGATTTTGACCCAGCACTCGGACGGCGATATTGGTATTGAGCGTCTCCTCCCGCGCCTTGAAAATCTGCCAGCCCTGTGCTGTGCATTCGTGGATTTCCAGCCCGAAACTAGCATCGTCCTTGGTTTTACCCTGCGGGGTGATTATCGTCGTTTCGTTCCCGAGATTCGCGAGCGCGCGATGGAACGATTCCTTTTCTGGTTTTGCCGCCCCAGCCGGGACCTTGCCCTCGATGATATTCAGACCATACTTTTCAGAATATCTGGCCGCATCTCGCTGTTCCCATGAACGATCGATGTACGCCATCCCAAGACTGCGCACGAGCCCGGTCATCCACGATCGATATCCGCCCCAAAAAAACCATTTGCCATCTCCGCGTGGGTCTTCGTCGGTGCGAGGCAAATAGACCACCGGCGAGCCCCACGTGCACACCGCGAATTGCCAGCGGGACCAATCGAAGCGTAGCCAGCGGGGATGCCATGCTGTGACGCGCGGCACCCATTCGCCGTTCTTCGTCTGCCAGGTGATCGTCCCATACGCAACCCCGAGCCCGATCTTCCATTTGAGCAGTTCGGCGGCGGTGTCGGGATCCATCATTCTCAGCCAGAGGCCATCATCCTCGGATTGGTCGTGGCCGCCAAGCAGGTCCGCCATCTTCTGCAACTTTCGCTTGCCCTTCTCGGCGGGTTGGAAATGCAGGTTGGATGCAAGCAAACCACCGATTCGGGTATCGATAACAGCCCCGATTCTATCGTCGGTGAGGCATTCTTCCCAAAAAACCGACGAATCTAGAAAGTATCCCTGTTCATGCTGTTGCATGATGCGGCGAAGATCGCCGACGCTTTCCGTCGTGCGCCAGTTGGTAGTGAGCGGTATTTGCTGGTAATCGGTTAGGTTTGGTTGCATAAGGGCGAACATATCAGATTTTTTGTGCTAGTGCTCGGGTTTCTGCTGCTCGTCGGGAATAGCAGAATGTTGCGCGCATCTGGCAAACCAATGGGTATGTGGTAGCGCTCAAAGGTCTCCTCTGCTCCTTCTGCCCTAGGTCAACGCCTCGATCGATAGAGCCCCTCTGTAGGCTCGTAAATCGGGACGCTTTCCTGGCGGATCATCGGCTGCAACGCATAGCGCACACTGTCAACCACATGATCCCAACCAGGCTTGAGGTCTGGCAGGATGTCCGACGTGAGTCGGTCGATCTTGTAGCTGTACAGCCGGAATTCCTCCGCGGCGTGTTTACACCTTGGATGGATGACGATCTGCTCGTAGCTGCGAAGAAACGAAATTCCATCCTCTACGGAGCCTGGCCACTTCAGCGCGGCCTCGCACCGGAATCCAGCGTTCGCCACGTGACTGATCGTCTCGGGGCGCGCGCAATCGGCCCGAATAACGTAGCGGCGAGAGTCAGGCACTCTATCAAAGAGCGCCGGCGTACTCACGATGTCGACCCCGATTCCGTATGCCTCATGCTCTATATAGAGCCGCTTGTCGTGCACCCACATTTTGACCAGCACCGTCGGGTCTTGGCTGAAGCCCCAATCTGCCCCGAAATACGGTCCATCCCAATTCTTGGCAGGCTGAGTTCCGCTAGTCACAGGGACGAAGTCGTCGATTACCCACTTTCCGTTAAAGACCTGAGCCTCGCTACGGCTCCATGTCCCGCCTTCCCAAACGTTTTGATAGGCGTCGGGGTCTACTCTGCGAAGGTGCTCTAGCTCGGCTCGCAAAACGTCAGACAATGCTGGGTTGTCGCGCCAGCTGACCTTTACCGACTGCGTCCGCTTTGGGTCGAAATCGGGCTGGCCTTCGACGAAGCGGCGATAGGTCGGGTCGCTTTCCTGGTCTGGGTTGAACGTGACCCAAATCTCGGACCCAGGCTTGCGGATGGTCGGGATGAGGTACGACCACGACGTCTCACTGACCGCTTCAGCCTCCTCGACCCAACAAATATCAATCCCCTCCAACGACTTAAGGGAGCGGATGTTGTGCTTGAGCCCAGCGAAGATGATGTTGCTACCGTTTAGCCGGCACTTTATCGACGTCTGCTGCACGTCGAAGTACGCCGATAACCCGAGTCGATCGATCTGCGTGTCAAGCAAATGGTGGACAGAATCGCCAATCGATCGCTGAAACTCGCGCGCGCACAGAATTCGCAATGGCTCGTTAAACGCGCGCACTATTAGCGCGTCCGCCGCCGCCCATGACTTTGCTGCCCCGCGTCCTCCGTATGCTGCCTTGTACCTGCACCTAGCCTCGACGAACAGGCGCCAAAGTTTTGCGGTGAAGACGACCTTGCCCATTTATTTCGGCGGCGTCTCGCTGGCGGTCGTCGAGTCCCCCCCCTCGAAAAGGGTTACCTCAAGCCTAGGCGGCGCCACTGGAGTGCCGTCTGGGTTCTCCAGAATCGAGCTGTTGCGCTGACGCCACCTATCTGGATGTTTGCGCTCCAAGTACCACGCGTACGCCTGCCAGGACGATGCCCCGGCAGCCTGGATACCCCTCACAGCCCGAGCTTCGGCTAGTGCCGCTGCTTCGTCGAGCGAGATCTTCCACGCCCGAAGTTCCTCGGTGCTTCGCGGGTCGTTCCTGCGCTCACCGCGCTTCAGCCAATCGAAGAACGTCACCTTCGAAATGCCGGCGGCGGCGGCGGCCGTTTCGAAGAAGCAACCCGCCCCCACGTACTGAATGATCTTCAGAGCCGTATCTGGCGTGAACTTCGTCGGGTTCTTGTCGCTCCAGTGTTTGCGTGCATCGCGCCCGACGCAAACCTCGCCCTCTCCCCTCCCCGTCGCTGTCGGTTCACGGGTGAAGACCGGACGGTCTTCCAGCCCTTCGTCTTCGAATGTCCCCGGTGAGCCAATGTTCTGTTCGGACATCCTATATGCTACCACATATGGCTGTCCACGCGATGTATTTTAGGGGTTCATATTTAAATTTATCCAGATTGACATTTTGGCAAACCTAGGTTCCAGTTTTGCCAATTTGGCAATAGCTAGGTCATGCTAACTCGCCGTGTTGTCGTGGTTACAAAATACTGCCCGTCCCTATATAGGGTTTACAAATGGTATGAAGCCGTCATGCGTGGCGAGGTATTGGCGCCTTGCATCCTCCTCTGGGGCCGGCAGACGGGACCGTCGTCCCTTCGCCCAGAGAGCAGGCCGCCCTTATAAGCTCCGCGTGCTATCGCGTGCTTATGCCCCCTCGGCGCGCATCTCAGACGTTTTTGCGTGAGCGCCAAGGTCTTGTCCCATGGCGTCAGCATGCTGTGGTAAATTCGGTTGGATCTCTCGCATCTGGTTACCAACGATACCCTAAAAACTTCTCAGGGTCAAATCGCCCTACTTCGATCCTTCCGGCAGCTTGCCAAGTGCCTCAACCAAATCGACCCGACAGGCTTCACAAGCTGCCAACAACCTTGTGCCTTCAGCGCGAGAGTAGATTTCTCGCGAAATCTTGCTTTCGATCTCCCCCTTCTGCCCCCCCAAATCGGCGAGCATATTCGTCAGCTTGCGTCGAGGGCGAGAACTTGTAAGAGCTTCAGCGATCGCGGTGAGCCACTCATTCGAATACTCCCCGGCGTGGATACTGCCTGCTTTAGCTGGCAGAGGAAACGCCGTCCGGTTGCTACGATGGTTGACTTTACAC